TAGCACAGGATATTTTTATCAGAAAGTTGCCTATGTAGTTTGCGAAAAATGCGGAGAAGTTAAGAAGCAACTAATCTAAAATTATGCCAAACCTAAAAACAATGAAAGATATTGAATCAATAAGAGATCGTGCATTATGGGGAAAATTTAATAAAAAAGAGGAGAAACTAAAATGAAAATAATTATATGTGATAATTGCGGCAAAAAAGGGAATAATAATTATTATGGCGACTTATGTGATAAATGTATGGTAATTTGGAGGATAGAAAAAGAAAAAACAGATAAGGCAAAAAATGTTTTAGATGAAGAATTAAAAAGAAAATTTAGAACCAGATAATTTCTAACCCAATAAAAGAATGAATAAAGAAGAATTACAACAAATCGCCAAAGATATTGTTAAAATAATAGTAGATAGCAAAGCGACATTCTTTGTTAAAAAAGGGAAGAATGTTGAAGTTCCGACAGATGAAGCACTTTATGAATTGAAATCGTCGATTTGTAATAATGTGGAACTGTATTTTTATGAAAAGTTGAAATAACCAAAGAAAAAGGATATGAAAATTATGAAACAAGAAATAAAACTTAAAGCGTGGGGATTGTATGAAGAAGAACTTTTAATAGTTGAGCCATATTTCACTAAAGAAAAAATGAAATTAACATATGAACACGAAAATGAAAAATGCAATTTGACAGGTTTAATAAAATTATGGTAAAATACAGGAGTATGGCCTTACTAAAAAATTACAATTTAATTTTTACTCACCCATAATCGTTTCTTAAATTTGGCGTGAGTTTTTTTTATAGTATGAATAGAGAAATTAAAAGAATAGAATATTTTATCCCCAAAAGACAGATAAGAAAAATGATAACCGCCGATGAGGCATTTACTCTTTTTTCAGAACGGGGAGTAAAGCCGGATTTTTCTTATATAGAAAATCCATACAGATATTTTCAACTTTTAGAGGGTAAGCGCTGGCAAGGAATACACATGCAAATGTGGGAAGATGGGAACTTAGATGGAACTATTCCTTATTGGGTGTTAATGGGCGGAGAAGACCTAAAAGAAATCTTACCGAGAATAGTTGTGGATTTTATGAAAAAAGAAATGTTTAAAGGAATAGATGCAGAACTGATTGAAAAAGTTTATCAAGATGTTTTGAATTATTGGAATTGGCGGAGAAGGACTCAACAGAAACTTAAATATTGGTGGCGCCGGCGGATTTTGATACCAAAGGAGCGAAAAGTGCTTTAAAAGCAGGGTTAAACGACGCGATTAAAATTAAAAGAGGCAGCAAACTATGGCAAAGAAAACAAATTTAGAAGATGTAATGAAAGTAATCCATAAGTGGCAAGAAGATAACGATGTTATATTCCACGGCGGGTTTGCTTCGTTTGATGAAGACGGAGAAGTGAAGGAAGACCGATGGATATGCTATGGCGATAGAGGAACTTTAGAAATTTCACTTGAAGATTTTAATAAAGAATTTAAAAAGGATAAGAGTAAGTTTGTTAACTGGTGATATGGAAAAGATTAAAAAAATGATGAATTACAAATTAGCAAAAAAGTTAAAAGACGCTGGATTCCCACAAACATTTTCTTATAGACCAAGAATGTGTGATGAGGTTTATTTTGATGGTGGGGTAGTGAAATTAAGACAAGAGGGGAAAGAATATATTTATATTCCTACTCTATCCGAACTTATTGAAGTGTGTGGTGATTATATTTCAACAATTTATCATCCAAACCCAGCATATATTCAATGGGTGGCTGAAAGTTGGAGGGAACATAAAGGAGAAGGAAACACCCCAGAAGAAGCAGTTGCTAATTTATGGCTTGAATTAAATAAAAAGTTGACAGCGGATTTTGGATTATTAGTTAAATAAATCGCTTAAATAAGTTAAAAATAAAATGGATGAAGAGGTAATCACAAAAGGTTTTAAAGTTATAGATATTGACGATATTTATTATGAGCGTTTAAACTATTTAAAAGAGTCGAGAGATTTGAAAAGAAGGTATGACAGGCCAATAACGCCAAGAATAAAAAAGTTTTGGGAGAATAGATTACTAAATGGCTATGGTAAGCAAAAATAATCAATTGAAAATAGATTTAATAAAACCATATCCGCGAAATAGTAAGGTTCATTCAAAAAAGCAAATTGATTTAATTGCTAAAAGCATAAAGGAATTTGGCTTTAAACAACCGATAGTGGTTGATAAGAATAACGAAGTGATAATCGGACACGCCCGGTTAGAAGCGGCGAAGCAGTTAGGATTAAAAGAAGTTCCAACAATAGACGCCAGCGATTTAACTGATAAGCAAGTTAAGGCGTTGAGATTAGCTGATAACAAACTGGCTGAATTGGCAACTTGGGATATGAACTTGGCGATTGAAGAATTAAAAGGATTGGATGACCTGATTGATTTAACTGGGTTTGACAGGGACTTGCTGATTGAACCGGACGCTAAAGACGATGTAATCCCCGACTCTGCACCTACAAGGGCTAAAAAGGGCGATATATGGGCTTTAGGGAGGCATCGTGTGATGTGCGGTGATAGCACAAAAAGGGAGGATGTTGAGAGGTTGATGGATGGGAAGAAGGCAGATATGAGTTTTACTTCACCGCCATATAATGTCGGACACAATCTCGGATATGATAAAAAAAGTAAATATGAGAATAGTGATGATAATTTAGATAATTATGTTGGTTTAATAGTCGAAAGCACAAAGTTATCATTAGAATGCGCCAACGAGGTTTTTGTAAATATACAATTTTTAGCAAATAATAAGAAAGATATTTTGCTTTGGCTCGCAGAATTATCAGATAGATTTAAGGATATATTTTTTTGGAAGAAATTACAGGTTGCACCACAATTTGCTGAAAGGGTTGCTAACACACAAACCGAAATTATAGTTTTATTTGGACATAATAATAATCGTGCTTGGGGAAATAAAAGATGGCGAGGTAATTTCAGCAACACATTAGAAACAAAATCGGCGAGCGGTGAAAATGAAAACGCAAAAATACATAATGCAACATTCCCAGTAGAACTTCCATTAAAGTTTATAACACAAGGATATGACGAAAATAGTATTATATTAGATTTGTTTATTGGAACGGGAACTACCCTAATCGCCTGCGAGAAAACAAATAGAATATGTTTTGGTATGGAGATAGACGAAAAGTATTGCGATGTTATATTAAAAAGATATGAAGATTACACGAACACAAAAGCAAAAAAAGTCAACGAATAAAAACGATGAAAAATCGTATACTGACCCGATTACTGGGAAATTTAAAGAAGGCAATCCGGGTGGTGGTAGACCAGAAGGAACAAAAAACTTCAGCACCTTAATGGACGAAGCGGTTGAAGAAATAGCCAAAGCCAACAATATCAGCAAAAGCGAAGTGTGGCAGATTTTAATTAAGCGCGGATATTCTGAAGCCAAAGATGGTAATTATCCTTTTTATAAAGATTTATTGGATAGATATTTTGGTAAAGCTCAAGATAAAATAGACATCACATCATTAGGAGAAAAGATAACACCAATTTACGGGGGTAAGAGTATTGAAACAAATGAACTGCCCAAAGTGTAAAGAAGAATTATATAATAAAACTGGCGAACTCAAAGGACATCTTCCTGCTGGTGAATGGGACTGTATGGCAAATATTCCTTATATAATAAATACATACCTAATTGAAAACCCCGAGACTAACATAGAATTATCACAGGAAGAGTTTTCTAAGTTTATGATGAGCCATGCGGTTGAAACAATGTGTTCGCTCTTGTTGGATAAAAGATTTGAGGATAGAAAACGGGCTGGAATAAATAGTATTTTCAAAGAAGGATTTAATTTTAGAGGAATAAAGATAAGAGTAAGATGACTGATTTTCACTTTCAAGATACAACAGCTACCCGTAAGATATTTTCGTTAAAACAAAGAATCAGAGCTTGCGCCGGCGGGACTTCGGCCTCAAAGACAATTTCAATTCTAATTTGGCTCATAGATTACGGACAAAGCACGCAGAATAAGGTGATGACTGTTGTAGCGGAGTCAGTGCCTCACTTAATGCTCGGAGCTATCAGGGACTTTAAGAACATAATGACTTCCAATGGCTACTGGGAAGGCGACAGATGGAATGAATCATCGCACATATACAAGTTCACAGGGGGTAGCTTCTTGGAGTTCATCAGCTTTGATAAGTTCGGCAAAGCTCACGGCCCGAGAAGAGATATCCTGTTTCTTAACGAAGCGAATAATATCCCTTACAACATCGCCGACCAGCTTATTACCCGGACGAGAGAGATTGTATGGATGGACTGGAACCCGAGCGAGGAATTTTACTTCTATACCGAAATGAAGCCGAACAGAAGTGATATAGACTTTATAACCTTGACCTATCTTGATAACGAAGCACTTGATGAAGTTACTAAGCAAGAGATTCTATCGCACAGGAACAACAAGCAATGGTGGAATGTTTATGGGCTGGGTCAGTTAGGAGAGATTATGAGTAGAATCTTCACAGGGTGGCAGTTGATTGATGAGATACCGCACGAAGCACGATTATGGAGACGAGGGCTTGACCTTGGATTTACCAACGACCCTTCGGTGCTTGAAGACATCTACGAATACAACGGAGGATACATAATTGACGAAGCGTTTTATCAGAAGGGAATGTCTAATAAGGCAATCTTTGACGCTATAAACAATATGTCCGAACCTCAAACGCTGGTAATAGCCGACAGCGCCGAACCCAAGAGCATAGACGAGCTTTCAAGTTATGGGCTTAATGTTATCGGCGCGACCAAAGGTCCGGGAAGCGTTTATCAAAGTATCCAGTTCGTTCAAGCTCAAAGGATAAGCATCACAAGACGAAGCACCAGAACATTGAAGGCATACAGGAACGCAACATTCGTAGTTGATAAGTTGGGGACTATAACTAACGTCCCCGATGACTCAAATCACGAATGGTCAAATCCAATCGCGGCAATAAGATATGGATTCAATGGAGTAGGTTCTAACTCAAAAGCAGTTGAAGCCCAAAGAAGGCGCTTTGATGAAATGACATACAGGATAAAGCAACAAAGCAGTAAATAATTTGCTTTTTAATAAAATATAGTGTATAATTGATTTAATATTTTACAATTAACAGCGATTTTAGTGGGAACCGCACCTAACAAGTGCAAGAAATAAGCTCATTAGTCACCAAGCTCCAGAACGATTACGAGTCAGGCCAAACGCAAATTTCTGAATTTGTCAGTTTTTCGCTTAAGGATAACATTTCAAAAATTGAAGCGTATCTTAATTCCAAATTCACCAGCAATCCTGATGACGACAGACCATTTTTTAATATAGTAACCGCAGTCGCTAACATTTGGATGCGAGCGACTGACATTGACCGCAAAAACATAAGAATCAAAGCGTCTAAAGCCGATGAATATTTATTGGCTTTTTTGGCGTCTATCCACTTACAGGAATGGATGAAGAAACTAAACTTCGGGACTTTTCTCAATGAATGGGGACGAACTCTCGCAAGATATGGTTCGGCGGTTGTTAAGTTTGTGGAGAAAGAGGGAGAACTTCATTCAGAGGTAGTGCCTTGGAATCGGTTAATCTGTGATGCGGTTGATTTTGAGAACAATCCTAAAATTGAAAAACTCTACTTCACGCCTGCCCAGTTGAAAATGAATCCGGCTTATAACCAAGACGTGGTAGATGCGTTGATTGAGGATTCAAAGACCACACGCAAATCGCTGGGATTCGGTCAGCAGAAGGATAATAAAGCGGAATACCTTGAAGTTTATGAGATTCACGGACTTATCCCTCTCTCTTACAAGACCGAAGAAGAAGAGGACAAAAAGACCTATAAGCAGTTGATGTTTGTGCTTTCTATGATGGGCAAGGGCAACGATAAAAAGGATTACATCCTCTACTCAGGCATTGAGAAGCAAGACCCGTATATGATTACTCATCTTATCAAGGAAGAAAGCCGTTCAATGGCTATCGGAGCGGTGGAACACCTATTTGACGCTCAATGGATGGTAAATCACACCGCCAAACTCATCAAAGACCAACTGGAACTGGCTTCAAAGATTATATTTCAGACCTCTGACCCTAACTTTATAGGCAAGAACGCTCTCACAAATATCCAAAATGGCGAGGTGCTTACTTATGCTCAAAACCAACCTCTTACTCAACTTAACAATAAGCCGGATATAGTGGCATTACAGGCTTATGGACAGCAATGGCAAACTTTAGCGAGAGAGATTACAGGCACACCGGAAGCTCTAAGAGGAGAAACAATGCCTTCGGGAACTCCTTACTCCCTCGGAGCGCTTCTAACTCAACAAGCATCTTCGCTCTTTGAGCTTATGACCGAGAACAAAGGACTTCACATTGAAGATATGCTTATCAAATTCATCCTGCCGTTTATCAAAAAGAAAATGGACACGACAGAGGAGATTGCGACTACTTTGGAAGCTCATCAGATTAAGCAACTTGATTCAGCGTTCGTGCCCAAAGAAGCTATCAAGGTGGCCAATAGGCAGATTAAAGACAACATCTTGAGCGGCAAGATAGCCGAGCAACCTGATATGATGGCTATAGAATCGCAAATTCAGGCTAAATTAAACGAAACAGGCAATCAGAGGTTCATCAAGCCGTCTGAGATAAATGGTAAGACGTGGAAGCAGATTTTGACCTTAAAGTGGATTCCTGAAGTTGAAATAACTGGAGAAAGCACGGATAAACAAGTGGTTTTACAGACATTAAGTACTGTGATGCAAACTGTTGCCACTAATCCGGGAATTCTTAATGACCCAAATATGCGGTTAATCTTTAATAAGATTTTAGAGGAAACGGGTAATATATCAGCACTTGAAATCCAACAGACACAATCTCAACCAATGGGACAACCAGCCGCCTCTGTTAATAGTGGGCAACAAATGGTCGGGGCTGGAATGAATTTACAAAGTCAAATGAAATAATATGCCTTTAAAAAAAGGAAAAAGTAAAAAAGTAATATCAGCCAATATTGAAACAGAAATGGCTCACGGAAAACCACAAAAGCAAGCGGTCGCAATAGCGATGAGTATGGCTGGTAAGAGTAGGAAGAAAGGAATGTCAGTTAAATCAGCTCGTAAAAAGTATTCAAAAATAAAATGAATAAGGTCGCAATAGGAATGTCAGTCGCCGACTTCATCAGAGTCAAGACCGTCGGAACACTCGTAGCTCTTTTCAAAAAACATCCGGAGATGCTGTTTATCACGAAGTCGGGGCCGTATGTCTTCTCAAACAGAGAACAAGTAGCGGAGGACTTCTTAAAGACGGATTGTACGCACCTGTTCTTTGTAGACAGCGACGTACTCTTCCAACCAGAGGTCTTGGATAAGCTCCTCGCAGACGACAAGGATATAGTCGGCGCGCAGTATAACCGAAGGGTTGATAAGGAAGGCGTGCCAGTAGTGGCTACAAGGTATCAGATGAATCCAGGCGATCAGCTTCCTCCAAGAGTATTCAAGAACTACGCAGTGGCTACGGGTTGCTTACTGATTAAGAGGGAAGTATTTAACAAGATTCCAAAGCCGTGGTTCTTTCACGGGACAGAGGAAGCTCCAAGGGGTGAAGATATATATTTTTCTGATAAAGCCACCGCTAATAAGATAGATATTTTTATTGATGGGTCAATTGAATGCGGGCATATTGGGGAACACGTGTATTGATGAAAATCCTAAATGAGCAACCACCTATACTGGACAAGCTCCTCAAAGCGGGATTGAAGCCACAGAAGACAACAGTATTCGCTTACGGAGACACCCTTTACAACCCAAGTGGAGTCGAGATACCGCCCGACATCCTCGTCCACGAAGAAGTCCATATCAGGCAACAGAAGGACAACAAGGACGCTTGCTTGGAAAAGTATCTCAACGACAAAGAATACAGATTGAAAGTTGAGGTGGAGGCGTTCAGAGAACAATATAAGTTTGTTTGCGAGATGTTGAAGGACAGGAATTACAGGGCGAAGTGCCTACACTCGCTCGCCCAAGAATTATCGGGAAGTGTATATGGAAAAATTATAAATTTAAGCGAAGCAATAAATAAAATAAAATGACAGAAAAAGAAAAACCAAAAGTTCAAATCCTCCGATACTCGGACTCGGAGTTGAAACTGATGAACGATACCTTTTCCGAGAGACACGACTTGCTGATGCTCCTCCGTAGATTCTTTTTACAGGGACTTATGAGCAAAGGCGAGAGAGAAAATGTAAAGTTCTTTGCGAATCCTAACCTGATAACGATTATGCGTAAGACCTATTACCCAGAGATAGACCTCAACACTCCGATAGGGCAGATCGTAGACCTATGGTCAAATGTGGACACCAAAAACAAGGGAGTGGAAGACGCTTGCCTTGAAATGGCGATGAGAGAAAAACTCATCAAGTATGTCAAGGACAGATTCACCGACTTGATAAACGACACGGACGGAGGATTAAGATTGAGCGATTTGGAATATGACTCATCAAGACCGGACAGAGAGAACTTTGTCAACATAGGAGCGAGGAATATGATAATCGCTCACATTGACTTCCAAACAGGACAGATATGGATTTTGGCAGGGCAGAAAATTGAATCAGTACAAGATATTCAGAAGAGATTATTCAGACAGTCGGGTAAGTAATATGAAAAAGAAATCACAATTTGACAAGAAAAATGAAGAGTTTGCCTTTCAGGTAGAAGTAAATCTTACAAAGCGTTCCACAATTCTTACTCCAAATGTTTGTTCCACTTGGTTTAGAATAAATTCTGATAATATAGCCGAACTTCAATATAGTATGATTCTTGAGTTTAATAGAGGAATTGAAAATTTGCAAAAAGAAATGAAATTTGCAAAAAAGTAAAAAGTAGAGTATAATTAAAATTAACTTGAGGAAATCCAACCTCTTAAAAAATAGGACTTGCGCTACCAAGCGCTTACAAATATGGAAAAAAACAATGAGTTACTCGACTCTCAAAACGAGACAGAGAACCTCGACTCGCAAATAGAGGAAGCCCCAGAAGTTGATGTTGAAGCATTAAAGCAAGAGAAAGAAAAACTTGCCGAGCAAAACAAACAACTCTTTGAAAGGGCTAAGAAAGCGGAGTTGGCATTAAAAACCAAACCCGCAGAAAAGGAGGAAGCTCCTAAAACTGAAAGTAAGTCAGAGTATTCGCTTCAAGACATCAGAGCCTTATCGGACGTTCACGATGAAGATGTGCAGGAAGTGGTTGATTTCGCCAAATTCAAAGGCATTTCAATCACCGAAGCCAAAAAGAATCCGACAGTTCAGACGATTTTGAAGCAGAAGACGGAAGAACGGACTACTGCCGAAGCCACTAACACGGCTGTAAGCAGAAAAGGCGCTTCCAAAGTTAGCAGTGAAGACCTGCTTGATAAATTTAATCAAGGCGATGTTCCTGAAAAGGAAGAAGACCTTAAAAAAGTTATTGAGGCAAGGTGGACAGCCAAAGAAAAATAACTTTTGGTGGAAAGTTTTTAATCTGCGAATTGGTGGTTTTAGCAGAATAGTGGGATTAGAAAGATTAAAAACTTAAAATGTTAAACACGATAGAAACTACTACTTTATCCGAAACTTGGCGGACAAAGTATATGAAAGATACCTTGGAAGTTGCTCTCCGCAAATCTATGGTATCAAGAGCTATCTTCAATGTTGACGAATCAGGTTCGTATTACATTGCCAATCCGTATCGCAATCAGCCAACCGCTTCAGTAGCGGCAATAGGTGGAACATACGCGGTTAGTCCTTTTACGACCACTGGGGACACATTGACGGTAACTGAACAAGTTACTTACGGAGAACATATTTACGAATTTGAAGAATCACTTACGAGAGTCGGCTTGTGGGCTTCGTCTGTTGATGAATTAAGCTACGCAGTCGCAGTGAGAGCCGATGCTTATGTCTTGAATGAGGTCTTAGCGAACGCGGGTGAATCGTATGACACCCCAGTAGGCGGATTTACGACCGCGGCTAACTGGACGAAGATTCTCTCTAACCTTATCTCAAAGGTTGCTGGTTACTCACAAGCGTTTTCAAGCTTCTTCTTGGTGGTTGAGAACACCGACTTGGTCGGGATTCTTGATTCCCAGATGAACACAGGATTCAACTTTGCCGATTCGGCTTTGAGGAACGGCCTCATTGGGAATCAAGCGAATGTTGAAATCTATATGGTTCGCACAGGCACTTTCGTCGATGCGACCACCACGACTGCTTCAGGTACGAAGACTTGGACTAACTCTGGCAAGAGAATGTTCGGTGTAAAGAATGTGGCTACCTATGCCTGCCCGGGCGGAGTCCACGTAGACGAGAAGAAAGTAACCTTAAAGACAGGTCGCGAGCTTTCGGTCTGGATGAACATCGGAGCGAAATTGTGGGCGACCAAAACTAACTTGATTTGCGCGATAACGATTAAATAACTAACCACACTTTTTTGGGGATTCAAGGGGTGGAAGTGGCCACTACTACTTCTCCCCCGTGATTCCCCAAAAAGGTTAATCTCAAAAAAATGACAAAAATAAAAAAAGAGAAAGTGGTTAAAGTTAAACCAGTTGAGCCGGTTGCTCCAGTTGCTCCAGTTGAATCAGAGGCAATACAAGCTCTTAGGGCATTATTCGCGGCGCAGAAGTTATCAACTCCGGCGGCTTACGAAGCCCAGAAGAAAGACGAAGAGTTGGAAAGGAGAATTGCGGCACTATGATAAACAACACAAAGATTCTATGGGTAGTTGTCGCCATAGTGGCTGTGATTTCCATTGTCGCGTTCTTCAACGGCAAGACCATAACTCAAGTGATTCAAAATCCTTTGGGTTCAATGACGAGTCCTTGGACTGTCGGGCCTGAATTCAGCATCAATGAACTCAATACTTATGTGGCAAGAGCGGATTTCAAGAACGCTACTACGACTTTCGTTTCGTTCATAAGTCCTATGCCGGCCACTTCAACTATTGACTTGGTTGAGTTAATTCAAACGGGTCTTGCGACTTCAACCATTAAGATTCATTGCGGCGTATCCAATTCGGCTTATGGCGTTCCTGTTACCGATATTCTTACATCCGGCACCATAGCTACCTCCACTTATTTTTGGACAATGGTCAATAATGAGGCCAACTCCTTCCCAGTTAGTGGCGGTTCAACCGCAAGAGCGAGAATCGGCCCGAAGGAATATTTCCTCTGCGCGGCGACTGATAACCAGAACTATAAATACATAGGCAAGGGTGGCAACGAGCAAGATGGAGTTGCCGGAGATAGCAACACCTTTGGCGGTAACTTCAAAGTTCGGTTCACAAGATAAAACCAAATCTTTGCCCTTACTTGTGATAAGGGCAAGACGTTCGGCTTTATAAATTAAAAGTAAAAAAAATGAAAAGAGATTATATAACGATAGTTTGTGTGGCGATACTGGTCGTTTTCGCCTCACTGTTTTCGTATTACAACAAACCTGAAGCATTAGGAGCGGGTGGGCCGTTTAACAACGTCAAGCAATATCTGACGGTTGATGCTACGCCTTATTACAGCCACGCGGTGGCGACCACATCAGAAACTAATTTGATATTAGTCGGAACGGCAAGTTCAACTTACGCGTTTGCTTCTGATAGTTCAGACCAAGTGAACTTCAACTTCCTGACGGTTAATGGCGCATCTTCAACCCCTGCCACTACTGGGGCTTTTATTTCCAACACTCCATTAGACCTTGTTTATTGTTATGACTTTTCCGATGACCAAGTTAGTTGGTTTCCTTTGGCTTCCAACTGCGCTTCTTGGAACTCAGGAGTAATCGCAACATCAACTCTTGGCGTTGCCGTGACGAATGTGAACTCAAAATATATGAGAATCAGTTTTTCAAGCACGATGGCGACTTCAACAAGAGTGGGTCTATGGGCACAGGCAATTACCAAAAAAGGTTTTTGAGTTATTAAAATGTCTAATCAATCCGGACAAATCAATTTAATAGAAATTGTAGGTATCGGTATGGGGATTATTATTGCCGGCATAGGCGGTTTTATGGTTCAAACATATCGCACAGATGACAAAATCGGAGTTGTGAATGTGGAAATAAGCGCCACAAAAGAAAGAACCGCTAAATTAGAGGCAGACGGTATTGGCATAAAAGACGACTTAAAAGAGATTAAGAGCGATATTAAGTTATTGCTCAAACAAAATGCCAGATGAAATAAAACAATACGGATATATTGCTGACGAAATTCAAGATTCTGATTACATATTAGGCGGATTAAACTTGCCAACCGAAGTTTTGCGTGAAGATGGCCAATGGGATTTGTTTCTTCCTGAAATTGAAATCCAAAGGAATGAGAAATACGAAACTTTTAATTGTACCAGTTTCGGCACTCTTAATTGTTTAGAAACCCTTTTCAAAAGATTATTCGGCGAAGAAAGAAACTGGAGCGAAAGATATGTCGGAATCTGTGCCGGCACAAATCCTGCTTTAGGCGGTAATTCCCCGCAAAAAGTGATTGAAACCATAAGAAAGGATTGCGGATTGCTTAATGATGTCGTCCTGCCGATGAATGATGCGGATACTTTGGAAGAATACTATTCTCCTAATCCTATCCCTTGGCTGATGAAAGAATTTGGCAGGAAATTTTTAGAGGAATATCGCATCGGACACGAGTGGTTATGGCGGGATTCTCAACGAGAAAATAAAATAAATTGTCTTAAAGATGCTCTGCAATACTCGCCTTTGGGTTGTGCCGTTTGTGCGTGGGAAAAAGATGGCGGACTTTATGTGAAACCTACGGGAGCAGAGGATAATCATTGGTGTCTGATTTTTGGATATGATGATGGTAAATACTGGAAAATCTTTGATTCGTACGATTCAACAATTAAGTTTTTGGATTGGAATTATAATTTTGAGCGTGTCAAAAGATATCATCTTGAAAAAATAGTCAGACATCATTGGTGGGATTTTATAAGTAAATGGATTAAAGAAATTTTCAAATAAATGGTTACACTTTACAAAAGGTCTTGGACAACATTTACGGTTACAGTCGCCTCTCCAGCGATATTTTCCGCTACGGCTCATAATCTTGTTCCCGGAGATATAATAATCTTTGAAACTACTGGGGCATTGCCAACAGGTTTGACGGTTGATATGGAATACATTGTCCTCGCCAACAAGATGACTGATGATGCTTTTACAGTTGCTTCAGGGGCGATAAATGTTTCGGGAGTTATAGGAAGCTCGGGGGTATGGACTCCTTTGAATACAAGTGGAACTCAAAGCGGAGCACACACTTTTTTGAAGCTGAA